TTATGATGCGGCGGCCTTTTCACGGACCGGAAGCTTCCAGCCCGGCCGGACGAAATGGCAGGTATAGCCGTTTGGGTAGCGCTCCAGATAATCCTGATGCTCGGGCTCGGCCTCCCAGAAGGGACCGGCCGGAGCGAGCTCGGTGACGACCACGCCCGGCCAGAGGCCCGAGGCGTCCACATCGGCGATCGTATCCTCGGCCACCCGCTTCTGCTCCTCGCTGGTGTAAAAGATCGCCGAGCGGTAGCTCATGCCGACATCGTTGCCCTGACGGTTCCTGGTTGTCGGGTCGTGGATCTGGAAGAAGAATTCGAGCAGCGTGCGGAAACTGGTCTTGGCCGGATCGAAGACGATCTCGATCGCCTCGGCATGGGTGCCGTGATTGCGATAGGTTGCGTTCGGCACGTCGCCGCCGCTGTAGCCGACACGCGTGGAGATTACGCCCGGAAAGCGGCGGATCAGATCCTGCATGCCCCAGAAACAGCCGCCGGCAAGGACCGCGCGTTCGGAAGAAGCCATATCAAACCTCCTTTGGATTTCTCCATAGGTGGGGATTGTGGCCTGCTTCTTCCAGCCGCTCAAGCAGTTGAAAAGGGCGATCGGAAAAGGGTGGTTGGAGCGCAACCAAACGCGGCGCTGGATTTCTGCCGATGTTCGCCGGTCGTGCAACCGGCGAGCATCGGCAGCCTCAGGTCAACCTCACTTGAGCCCCTTGTCGCCCCTGCCGTTGTTGCCGGGATTGCCCCGGTCATGCCCCTTGCTTTCGCCACCGAGGCAGTTGGCGTCGCCAACGCCGCAGCAGCGGCCGGCCCACAGCTTGTTGGTCGGCGTGTTGTTGCATTCGTAGATCTGCTGGCCTGCCATAGCGGAGCCGCCCAAGGCTGACACGGCGACAGCGGCAAGAAGTGCATTGCGAAGTATCCTGGTCATTTGAATTCTCCATGCTGTGGTTTCGTCTGCAACCCTGTGTCGCCTGACGGGGACCGGTTGGTTCATTAAGCGTTCAGAAAATTCGTGATTGCCGGCAACTCGCGCCCTGCCTGTCGGAACCCGGGATCGCGAAACAGCGGCGCCTCATTCTTCTTTCGCTGTCTTGAACCGCCGCACCACCACCTCGAACAGGATGTCCGAAATCCACATGGCAGACACCCCGATGAGGAAGGCGGCGGCTAAAGTGGTGGTGTCGTCGGCGGCGTCGGGCATCGGCAGGCCGCTCGCCTGAACCCAAGCGACAACGGGCAGCGTCAGATAGGCGGCGGCCAAAGCGCCGCAGATCGGCGAGGCCACCATCTCGCGCAATTTGTAGTGATGGCGCGACAGCGCCCTCAGCACCCCGCCGGCAAGACCGGCGGCCACCACCTGGCCCTTGACGCCGAGCAGATCGAAGATGTCGTGCATCAGGGCCTCCACCCGCAGAGTTTTGCGCCCTTGCGGTTGTGGGCGAGAAGCGCCCTCGCCTCCTCGTCCGACAGCGTATCGACAGCCCTGGCGGAGAGACGCAGCGGCGAGGAGACGATGCAGAAGCCGCTTCTGGCCGTTGCGCAGCCGCCAAGCGCAACGAGGAAGGCGGCAACGATCAGTCCCTTGCCCATGACTTCAGCTCCTTCCTGACCGCATCGGCGGGCAACGCGCCGATATCGTTGTCGACCTGACCGGCGATATCGCGGGCCGCCGCCTCGCTCGCCGCCTGCCTGGCGCGCTCGACCCTGGCGCCGGCCAGCCGCTGGTGAAAGCCCCAGCCGAGAGCCGCAATGAGGGACGCGACCACGCCCAGGATGGCGGGATTGCCGGAGAGGAAGGACAGGAACGCCGTCATGCCAGCCACCACACGGCGAGCGCGCCTACAAGGAGCAGCGCGCCGATGACCCAGGGCAAGGCCTGGCGTAGCAGTTCGGTGAAGACCTCGACCATTTTGTAACCTCATTTCGACCAGTGGAATCTGTGGGCGAGCGCGTACCAAGCCTCGGCGGCGAGGCTGAGCGCCAGGCCGACGGCGGTTTCGAGCGCCATCTGGATGTCGGGATCGGCCGAAAGCGCCGCGGCGTCGCCGGCGCCGAGCAGGCCGCGCGCGACCAGAACGCCGGCGCCATAACGCAGCGCGATGCGGATGATGACGGCGATCATTGGCAGAGGACTCCAAGGAGATTGCATGGAAGATGCGCGGCCCAAGCGGCGGCCGAACCGAACGCCAGCGCGACCAGGGCGAGGACACCGACGGCCTTGCGGGGCGATGGCCGGTCGTCGCCGCCAGAGGCGCTGACGGCCGGCTGCCCCGCGGCGGAGGTCGGCGTCTGCGGCGGCCGGGCGGGCGCCTCAGGCCGCGCCGAGATGAGCAACGCCTCGCTTCGCACCGAGGCGACGCGCGCGCTCCAGCCCTTGCCGAAAGTCGACCAGGTCGGCAGGCGGTGCAGGAAGGCGAGACGCATATCGCAAAGCGCGTCGATGACGGCGCCGGCGGATTTCGCCCGGGCCGCCGCGAGCGTGGCCGGCCCGACGCGGCCGTCCTGCGCAACGCCGAGCACCGCCTGCAGATATTTCCCAGCCCTGCCCGGCCCGCTGTTCACGGCGAAGTCGAAGACGGCATAGTCGACACCATCGGGAAGCTGCGCGCAGGCAACCGAATCCCAATAGAAACAGCGGTACACCGTTGCGATTTGGTCATCCGTGATCTTCATCAGATCGGCCTTTCCGGCGTCGGCCTTCACGTAGCGGCGGAAGTTGGCAAGTGTGACGCCCTTCATGGTGGCGCCGCCGGGATCGGCTTTTTTGTCCGACCAGCCGCCTTCGGATTTGAGCACGAGCGCAAGCGAGCGCGCGAAGTTGCGGTCCATGGGAGGTTCCTGGGATGCAGATTGGGGTGGAAAAGTTTGCCGGCGAATTGCGTTCGCGTGGATTTAGCTTTTTAGAAAAGCCTTAATTGCCGCATGGTAATGTCTGAAAATGGCGGTTGGGCTCCGCCGGGTTGAATGGGCAGCGGCGTTGCAAGGCCTAGGGGTTGGGCAAAATGGGTTTGGCGTTTTTCGAAACAGGCGAGTGCCAAGACTGCGGCGGCACCGGCACGATATTCGAATGCCCGAGATGGCGAAGCTCGAACGGCCACTGCTGCCCGGCGGGCACGCATCAGCTTAGATGCCCAGGCACCAGCGTGCGCTGCGTCGAGTGCGAGGGGACGGGCGGATCACGAATGGTCGAGGGATGTACGATCGAAAGCGTGACCCAAGGATAGGTCCTGCCGCGCCGGCAAAAAGTCAACATCGAATAGCCCTCAGGGGTAAACAGACGCGCCCGAGAGCATTTCCACACTTTGGGCTCCAACACACCTGGTCGAGCGAGGCGCAACCGCCTGAAACCGCCATGGGCAGCTCGAGTGCCGGCCATCCCCTCCCGGTTCAAGCACGGATAGACGGCCGCGATCTGCGCACCCCGTGATCTTCCCCGGATCGGCCTGGTGCATCGGCCTTTATGCAGCCGCCTGAGGGCGACATATCTGCGCCGCTTTCATGGAATCCGAGCAGTATGACCGTTTTATAGGCAGAACCGAGTCGATGCCGCGGTTGATCGGGGTTTTCTTTCCGGTGGGAGTTGAGATAGGAAGGGACGCTGGTTGCCTCCAGCAATGGCCCGACCTGAAGGCCCGTCTTGATGCCTGTCGAGCACCACCTGCTAACTACATGAGCGTTATGACCGTATTTTTCCACGCCAGTTCACGATCCAACTATCGAAACCTGGCAACACCGATCATAAGGCGGCTCAGGCAGACACAATACTTTCCACTGCTCACACTCTTCGATCGCCATTGGTACGCTTCCCGCTACCCGGATGTGATCGGCTTCAGAGGCGGCGCTTTCGCGCACTACGTCCGCTTTGGAGCCGCGGAGGGCAGAGACCCAAGCCCTTATTTTTCGACCCGCTACTATGTTCGCCAAGTCAGCGGGGTCTCACCCGGAGGCGCCGTCCAGCATTATCTTAAAAAAGGCTGGCGCATGGGTTTGAATCCCCATCCTCTCTTCGATACCAAATGGTATCTCGGCGAAAATCCCGATGTTAAAATAGCGGGGGTCAACCCGCTTCTTCACTGGATTCTTTTTGGCATCCGCGAGGGCCGAATGCCATCTCCGGCAATCGACGCTGTCTGGTATCTAAGGCTGTACCCCGATGTAGCCGCGGCCGGTGTTAACCCGGGTGACCACTTCTTCCGGAACGGCGGATCCGAACTCCGAAATCCGAATGCATATTTCGATGCCGGATGGTATCTGGACACCTATCCTGATGCCGAGGATTTCGCGCAGAACCCGCTTTCCCACTTCATCGAATTTGGCGCGGCGGAGGAACGTGATCCAGGGCCGAAGTTCTCGACCCGAAAATATCTGGACCAATATCCAGCCCTGCGCACCGAAAAGACGAACGCGCTTGTCCATTTTCTGACGCAGGGCCGTGCGAAGGGCCTGCAGCCATTTCCGAGCGATCGCGGCCTCACAGTACCCCGTCGCTACTTTTCATCTGGCGAGCTCTCGGCTGGCGCCGTTTCCGGCCTTCAAGAACCGGAGTTGCTTTCCGTCCGGCAAAACTTCCTGTTTCGGCCCCTGAACGTCGAAGTGGACCCCGCGCTTTCCGCCGATCCACGCGTACTGATCCTGCTGCCAGGACTCAATCGGCGATACGCCACCGGCGGTCCGAACACTGCCTATATCCTCGGCGCGCTGCTCGCGGAGGCCGAAGTTCCGATCAGCTTCGTCTCTGTCGATGCTCCTCCAGATACGGACATCGGCCCGCTGAAGAACCATATCCGCCAGCTGACCGGCGTCGATTGCGACAAATACGGTGTCCAGTTTCTCGACGCCAGCAATCGGCAGCGGCCATTCAAACTCGGGTACAACGACATTCTGTTCGCAACGGCGTGGTGGACGGCTCAACCGGCCAAAGCAGCCGCAGCAATGCTCAGGAATCGCCGCATCTACTATTTGATCCAGGATTTTGAGTCCAAATTCTATGGCGGCAACGATACCCATTCCGTCGCGCAAGAGACTTATAGCTTTGACCATCTTCCGGTCATCAACACCACATTTCTCCGCGACCAATTGGCTGCCGAAAAGATCGGTCGATATGCAAATCAGGACTTCGTCGACTCAGCGATAGTGTTCGAGCCTGCTGTCGATAGGAGTTATTTCTATCCGCAGCAGCGCCCCGCGGACGCTCCACATCGCCTGCTGTTTTATGCTCGTCCCACCATGGCTGAACGAAACCTCTTCGGCCTGGGTCTGGCGGCCCTGAGAGCAGCCGCATCCAATGGCATGTTCGACGAAGGCGCCTGGGAATTCATCGCGATGGGCGAGGATATCCAGCCAGTATCCTTGGGCGGCAAACATATGCTCAAACCTGCTCCGTGGCTTGATTTCCCGAAATATGCGGAGCTGATGCGAACGTCGGATATGCTTCTGTCTCTGATGTTCTCTCCCCATCCCAGCTATCCGCCGCTCGAGATGGCAGCCTGCGCGAAGCCGGTGGTTACAACTTGCTATGGTGTTAAAACGCGCGAGCGTCTGGCGCAGGTTTCGCCGTACATCTTTGGTGTCGAGCCGACCATCGACGAGATCGCATACGGCATCTCGCGAGCGCTTCTCACGCGGGACCGCCCGATATCGGGGATGATCGATCATCTCCAGGCTTTCCCAACAAGTTGGAAATCGAGCCTGTCGCTCATATTGCCTCAGTTGCTGGTTGAATTGAAAAAGGATGGGATCACGCCGCGGACCTCGCCACCCCTGCCCCGGTTTGTGAAACAGGTTTATCGCCGAACACTCCCCGGAGAAGTCGAGTTGGCTATCGAGCGGCGCAAAGCTTTTTATCGAGACGCCGCCGATGGCGATCTCATTGCTTATCTTGGCATTGGCAGGAACCGTGTCGAACTGGAAGCTTTTAAAGGCCCTCTTCTGGCGCAAGATTCCAAGCATGCGCCGGAATGGATGGTGAAGGCCGCCGGCAGTCGTGCGCTCGGCGACATTCCACCCGACACAGTCCATGTGCAGCTTATCGACACCGCTCTTCGAGACACCCTGGAGAGAAGCCGAAAGCGCTATGTCGTCTGGCTCCAAAGCGCCTGCGAACTTCTTCCCGATGCTACAAGGATCATCGAGGCAGCACTGGAACAATCGGGGCTTCCGGAGGTGCTCATCGTGACCGGCGAGCCTTATGACGGCAGAGGCAGTCGGCATGCACTATCGGACCCCATCGTTGTTATTGACCGACGCGCTCTTCTTTCTTCGGGCGTCGATCTGGAATCATTTGATCCAAAACTAGCCGTGAAGCTCATCCTCGGCGATCCTGCCAAGGCGCCTCGGTTGGATGAACATCTGGTGCTTTTCAGAAGCGAACAAAAATAATGGTGAACTCCCCTCAGAGCGCGATTCCATACGCGTCCTACTTTGAGCAGCATCTGGAAAGTCGATTGGCGAGCGCACCGACTGACCCCAAGGTATCGATTTCGGTGGTCACGACCGTCTATATTAAAACGAACGTGGCTCTGTTCTTGGAGACCGCGAAGTCGATTAAGGCGCAGACCGTTACGCCGCATGAATGGCTTGTCCTATCCCACGGCCCGATTTCTGATGACCTTTCGACCGCATTGGAGCGATTGAGGGATGAAGGCGCTCTTAGATGGCTTACGTTGGACAAGAATCTCGGCATCCAGGGCGGCCTAAGGTATTGCCTGGAGCAGGCAACCGGTAAATTCATCCTGAGCTTGGACGCCGACGACCTCCTGACGCCAGATGCTATTGCACTTCTTTCCGACGCGGCAGCGGAGTCGCCGGAAACTCTCGTTTTCTATAGCGACGAAGATATCCTCGTCGACGATGTGCCAGTCCATCCCTTCTATCGGCCGGCCTTTGACCCGGTCCATTTGTTCTCACATTCCTACATTTGGCACTGTATCCTCTTCCACCGCGCGACGGGCCTCGAACTGAACGCCTACACAAACGCACGGACCGAGTATGCTCAGGATTGGGACCTGCTGATTCGATTTGTTCGAGCCGGACATGAACCGGGGCATATCCCCGAAATCTTGTACCATTGGCGTCACCACCGTTCTTCGCTGTCGAACAGCGGCAGTCTTTTCGAGGGTTCCGTTAGCTCGATCAAAGGTTGCCTCGACGCGATCAGGCTTGGTGACTTTGCGGATTTGCTTTCGATCGAGGAGTATCCGATCGGCCCACCGGCGTCGGATTTCTATTTGCGACGCAGCGCCTCGAATGTGCCGTCGTGCCTGTTGCTCACTATGTCGGACTCCGACGGTGTGCCCAGCGCCGACATCGAGGGGGATGTTTTCTGCCGATCAGCGCATGTGCGGGTCGATCGGGGAATCAATGGCCTGCATGCGCTCAAGGGGGCAATCGAGGACAGCGGCGAAACCTTTGTCTGCCTTCGCAACGACACCGTGACCGATTTCGAGGAGCTCGGGATCCTTCAGGCCTTCAAGCATCTAGAGCTGGTGCCGTCGGTCCAGGTCGTGAGCGGTATGCTCTCCAGCAAATTGGGAATGGTTCTTCACGGCCCGGTGGTCAGATTTGACGGTAAGTTCAGCGACCTGAGCGCAGGCCGACCGGCTACCGGCAACAATGCCCATATGTTCAACATCTGGAAGCCGCATTGTGTCGATCTTCCCTGTCTCGATCTGATGATCGCCGGACGCGACTTTCTGCTCGATGCCCTTGCTGCGGCGCCGGCGAATCTCGCCCTGCGCTCGCTGTCCTGGTGGTTGGGCAGGACAGCCCGTCTGACAAAGCAGCGCGTAGCTTTTGAGCCGCTTTTCATGGGATTTGTGACGGACGAGACGAAGCTCACGGGTGATCCGCCTGCGTCGCTACTAAGAGCCGAAGCGGCTTTCGGCCCATCCGACTTCCATGGCAGCCAGCCGCGAGGGCTTTCCAGGATTGCAGGCATGTCTGGACGTCACATGCGTTAGCAAAGAGTGGGCTACAGCTATGCTGGAGCACCGCGCAGTTGGCCACAACGCCTGGGCGCATAGGTAGAATTATGAAAATTGCCGTCTTGTACTTGGCCCGCAAGAGCGGCGAGCACATCGCGCGGTTTGCCGCATCCTATCAGCATTTTCCGGCTGGCACCGACCATGAGTTGATCATCCTCCATAAAGGCGAAGGCGCTTCATGGTTTGCTGGAGGCCAGCCACTGTCCCACTTCCGGCACAGGCCCATCGTTGTTCCTGAGAGCATCGGCCAAGATATTCATGCCTACAAATACGCAGCGCAGAGGATCGATGCTGACCTGATCCTTTGTTTGAATACCTATGCCGAGATCAAAGCTGCCGACTGGCTGGCGAAGATGGTCAGCCACATTATCAGGCCTGGCGTCGCGGTGGTCGGGGCTATGGGATCTCACGAGAGCTTTCGCGATAGCTACAAGCTTTCAGTGAAGGTTGCTTGGGTGCTGGCTAAAAGACCTCGTTTCAATGCCCGTATCGCGCGTGAATATCGGTTCATCGCAGTCGGCCAGAGCGCGGGTTGGCTTACAGCAAGCGATTCTCGGATGAACAGAGCGTACCGCTTCATCGCAGATTGTTACCAGCGCCGCCCGCGCCTCCAATCCGTCGCGGAAGATTTCGAGCCGTATTGGGAAGAAGCCGTGCCGAAAACAAGCTGGCTCTATCGATTCCCTTCCTTCCCAAATCCTCACATAAGGACGAATGCATTTTTAACAAACCGTCAAACGCTTTTGGCTACACCTCTCGATGGCGACAATGACAGAGAGGCATGTCTTTTGTTCGAGAGCGGCGAGCGCGGTCTGTCCAGATCTGCGACCGGCCGTCTTATGGTTATCAACTCCGACGGCAAAGCATTTGAAACTGATCGATGGGCAGAGAGCCAAACCTTCCGCCTTGGGTCTCAATCCGGACTGCTCGTCGGCGACAACAACACGGACTATTGGAACAAGCTTGACGAGCACGAACGGATAACCGTTTCGGGCACGACGTGGGGTGTGGGTCGCCCGCGACGCTTCCCCACCTTTCCTTGATCATATCTGAGGACGGTGCGACAGCATCCCCTGCCGAGGATCGCTGGTGAAATTTGCTTCCTGATTGGAGGCATCGAACACAAAACGGTTTCGGGCGCCCTCCAGGCATCCACGCAACCTCTTGGATTATGCGATGGCTAGGTAGCCATCGCCGACAGTTCGAGTTACTAGGAGCATTGACTTGATCTGGGGAGGATCTTATGAGCGCCACGGCTTTGCTTCGAAAACTAAAGGGCTCAATGTTTCCGAAACTGGTGCTGGATAGAACGCCGCTAGACAATCAAATCGCGGAGTTGAAGAAAGCTCTCGGAGACATTACGGCCAAGTATGAGGCTGCGCTGACCGCAGTGCACGCCCCGGCGGCGGCGCCGACGACGTTTCATTTCAATGGCTACGATATCCCAGTAGACCTGATGCAGATGACGGGCGGCGGGCCGGAGACTTTTGAAGAGATCTCCGCCATGCACCAGAGCAATCTGGCGAAGTGGATCGGCATCAAACCCCAGCACCACGTCCTGGAAATCGGCTGCGGCATCGGCCGAGACGCGATCCCGCTATCGACAATCCTTAGCGATGGCAGCTACGTCGGGGTCGATATAATAGGACGATCAATTGAGTGGTGCACAGCGAACATTGGCGCCAGAAACCCCAACTTCAAATTCGTCCACTACGATGTTGACGACCAACTTCACAATCCAGGTGGAACGACGAGCACAGAAGCCATTGTCCTGCCAATCGAAGATCGGTCCATCGATAGGATTTTTCTATTTTCCGTCTTTACGCACATGTATCAGGAGGACATCGAGCACTATTTGCACGAGTTCAGCCGCGTCTTGAAACCGGATGGCTTGGTCTATGCGACCACATTCATCTACGACGACGCCGTTCTGGAGAGCGCGCGCAGCACCAACAAGACGATTTTCAATCTCCGGTTCGAGCATGAGCTGCACGAAGGGTGCCGGATCAACAACCTTGAGTACCCGCTTGGTGCGGTCGCCTTCACAAGGGAACTCTGGCAGAAGATGCTGATCGCCGGCGGCATGAAATTGGCCAAGCCGATTCTCAACGGACAGTGGTCAGGCCTTTACGATAAGTTCGATGACGGCCAGGACGTTTTGATTCTTCAGCCGGCACAAATTATGCATTCGCTGACCGGCCTTCCTCATACCAGTTAGTGCCGTCCCAAGTCATTACCAGCATGTCTGATGCGGAGGTGGTGAAGTTTCCGGCCATCTTCAGATTGCTGCCGGCGGTGACTGTGAGGATGCCGTCGAAAATCATGCGGATTGTCGCGCCGGCGACAATACCTGTGCCGTCAATCGTGGCGATATTGGTCGTACCCGACACGTGGAACAGGTTGCCAGTCGGCACGATGGTCGCGGCGCTGGCTACCGTAGTTCCCATGAAGCTGTGGAAGATGCCGCTGACGTTCCACCCCGACTTCAGGTCGTTGATATCGAAGTCAGCTCCGTCGTTGGCCGTTCTGACAAAGACCCCGAATTGACCTCGCCCATTGCTGCTGCTTCGGGTGAGTCCAAAGCCGGCCTTGGCGGACCGCGTCTCGGAGCTGGAGCTTGTTACCTGAAAGCCGATGGCTGCCGTACCCGACGCGCCATTGTCGTTCTCCAGCCTTGCAAGAATTCTCTGCGCGTTGACCGCATCATAACCATGCAACTTGCTCTGCGGGGCCTTCGCGTAGCTGCCGATGATGAGGAGGCCCACGGGATAGCTGCGGCCGGTCTCGATCCAAGCTGCCCCCAACTTACGGAAGGACATCATGGCCCCGTTTGGTGGTGACGTGTTTTGCGCCCCGCGAAGCACCAAGGATGCGCTATGTACCAGCATAGTATTGGCGTCAGCGATGTGAAGTTCGATTTCCTGCCTGTCGTAGCCATCATCAAAGGTAGTGATACTTGTAGCCCCGGCGTTGTTAGTTATAAGGATGTTGTTGACGACCTGAGCAACCGATGGCGTGGTGTCGCCGCTAACCGCGATTGTGAGGTTGGCAACTGGCTGATTATCGTAGATGTAGCTCTGTCCAGCACTGCCATCGCCACCAACGATCGCGTCAACGGTGCCGTCCCCAACGTTGCCATGAATGGTGTTTCGGGTGGTGCTCGACGCCTGGTAGATGCAGAAGAACCCGCCAGTCGTGTTGTTGAATGAGTTGTCGGCGATGATGTTGTCTGCGCCACCTGTCAGGAAAATGCCGAAATTATTGATCCCCGAGGGAGCACCCGGCGTTGAGACCGTGTTTCCACTCAAAACGTTGAAGTGGGCGTTGGACATGAAAATGCCTGGCCAGTCAGCCTGTGACGAGATGTGCGTCTTGTAGATCAGATTGTCGGCAATCGGAGTGTAGACTACGTTGACCAGGCTTATGCCCTTCACGCCCGCATTGATGTGATTGTTCCAGACACCCACCCAAGCATTTGCCGTGCTGCCGTCTGACATAATGCCGGTGCTGACTCCAACCAGACGGCAGTCCTCAATCGCGAGGCCGTCCCCGTAAGACGGAGTATCGGAGGTGGAATGAATGCCAACCTCGCAATGATAGGCGTGGACCTTGCTGACATGGCAGTCATTGCACCGCAACAGCTTGATGGCGTCGTTCATTTCGAATGGCGACTGGTTATCCCCGGCAATGCCCTTGATGCTGCATCGCTCAATCGTGCCGTTCCATCCATCCGTAACGACAATGCCGTTGTCCCAGTAGTCGGCGTCCACATCCAGCCCCTGGATGCTCAGGTCATGGTAGTGGAACATGATGGAGGTGGAAGAAGCGCTGGCCGGGCTGATGGTGTGCGAGAGGGCGGTGCCGCCGCTCGCCTGGCTGGTCTTGATGCTGAAATGGTGCAGCTCGATCTGCCGGGACCACTGGACCTTTCCGGCGGAGTGGGTGGAGGTGATGTCCAGACCGCCGTCGCTGCTGGTCCAAACGAGGATCGAAATGTCCTCGCCCTGCCCGCCAAGAGCCAGGCCAGCCGTGCCGATGTTCTTGGTGATCCTGGAGCCCAGCGTGATGGTGCCCGCAGGGAGTTCCCCGGCGATGCCGGTGTAGACGAGGAAATCCAGGAAGGCCGAGAACGCGGCGGCGCTGTCGGCGCCGTTCAAGGTGACGCCGAACCACAGCGGCGATATGGCCCTTACCGCACCTGAGCCGGAGACGAGATCGATGCGGCGCCATGCACCTGAGGCCCCGCTGGCGTCGGAGGACGGCGCGACCAGCACACCCTGCCAGGGATCGTTTGTGACATTCACCGCCTGATTGGAGGCATCAAACACAAAGATACCGTTCCGCCCGCCCTCGTTCCAGATAAGGGCAACCTTGTCCCTGCCGGTGTCGAGCACCGCGAGCGCGGCGCGGTCGGCAACATAGACCGGCGCGTCGATGTAGTCGCGCGCGACCGCCGGCGCCGTTCCGCCAAGGGGATATTCGACAATGCTGATCGGATCATCGCCGATCACGGGATCCAGCGTGTTGAAGCGGAATGTCTTGCCGGCGTTGATGGCGCCTTCCTGCACTGCAACCGTCGTGCCCTTCTGCAGGGTGCGAGCCGTGCGGGCGTCGGCCGCCCGATACCACTGACCTGCCGAGACGGTGCGGATGCCGTTCTCTGAGCCGTCGGTCTGGTCTTTGACCAGGATGCGGTCGCCGACTTCGGTCTGCACGCCGTCGATCACCAGCAGGCCGCCGGTGTCGACATCGATGTTGGCGACAGTCGCCAGGCGCACGGGTTCGCGTTGGCGACATAGACGACATCGGCCTCGGTGTCCCAGGCAAGCTCTATCGCCGCGGACGGATGGTCCCAGCCGAAATCGAGCGCGCCGATGCGCGGCCACCAGCGTGGCAGCCGGAAAGGCTCGCAGGCGATCATCTCCTCCGGCACCGGGAAGATGCGGCCGGAGCCCAGCACCGGTATGCCTTTGGCGCGGGCTTCCCGCTCATGCTCCGGATAGGCGGCGATGATCTCGGCGCGCTGCTCAGGGCTGTAGTGCCCGGCATCGTCGATGGTCATGAAGGTGACGTGACGGGACATATTAGCTTGCCATAATTAAATACTGCGACGAATTAAAGCCATTGATAATACTGTCTATTGGTGCAAGGTTGCCAGCGGGTTTGGGGGAGATACATGATCCGCATTGCAATCGTCGTGGCCATTGCTGCCAGTGCATCAGCATGCCAATCGAACGTTCCGTATGATACGAGTAAGCAAACCTGCAAGATGTACGATCTCAACGGGCATCAACACAAAGTCTGTGCCCCGGACACACCGAACAAAGTATGCAATGTCTGGTTCAATCGGATTACGGGCGACGAAAGGATATGGTGCCAACCGCTAACCCGGAAAGCGACCGATCCTAAAGCTCGCGCCAGGCAGCTTGCGGGCAGCAAATACCCCTGATTCAGGAAGGCCCTCTCCGGCCGCTGCGCGGCCGCCGGCGCCACGTCGGATCAAACGCCCCGTCCCTGGTGGACGATTCCAGAACGAGCAGCAAAACTGCGGCCACTTCTCATCGCCGGCTTTATGCGGTAGGTCTTGCCTCGCATCGGCGACACCGATGTGTGTTGGGCCGGAGCATCGTGCGCGGCCTCTCCTCTACGCGGGTGGGAAAGCCACCCTTTGCCATGACAGACTTATTCGAGGCTATGCGCCTGTCCGCCGAGGACAGCGAGACCGCTCATCTTTACTTCAGCGAAGGCGGCAAGATGTTGCTGCCGCTCGGCAAATCGACAAATGCCATGACAGGTCAGGAGATGCTGCAGCGGCTGCTGTCGCCCTCCGATGACGACGACGGCACGCTTGCCAACGACCTTCTCGGCGAGCTTGGCAACACGGTACCGCTGGAAAGCCTGCGTCTCCTGCTCACGTCGGCCAATGCCCGGACGCGAGCTGCAGGCGCGTTTCTTGCCACGTTTCAGAACCAGAACATCAGCTCGATGGTGGGCGAACTGGCGGCGTTGCTGGCAGATGACAACCCTCGCATCCGCTTCGATGCCGTAGAATCTATCCTGCGATGCAGCACACGGGGCCACGGCGACTATCTGGCGCGAGCGTTGTTTGCGCTTGATGATGAAAATCGGGGGGTGCGCACAGGGGCCATCGAATTCGTGCGCTTTGCCAAGGACTGGCAGCTGAAGTTGGCCCGCCAGCGCGCCGCATCGCTCAGGCCGCAGACGCCGTTTTCGGCGATAGCGGATATTTCCGCGCAATGGCGGGACGATGCATCAGGGATGATCCGGGCGATGCTGGACCATGCGGAGCCAGTCGTGCGGCGTTACGGTCTGGGGTTGGCCGGCCGGGCGAGATTGGTGGTCGTCGACGCCTATGTCGAATGGGCGCGGGCGTCTGCCGACCCTGAAATCAGCAAGCTGGCAACGGATTGCATCGAGCACAAGCTGATATCGCGGCATGCGATATGGCATTCATCATTGCCGGTAACCACCCGAAATAGCCCGTAAAGGTGACATCGATTCCGGTAGGCGCGGATGTCGAAGCTGCTGATCTCCCCCTTGTTTGGGGGGAGATTGGCAGCGGGGCACCGGCCCTCATCCTGCAACGTTGGAGAGGCAAAAGCCGACGTGACATCTGATCTCCCCAAAAGGGAAGATTGGCTGCCATTCACCCCTTCCCTATCCTCTCCACCTCCTGCGCACTCAAAAACCTGAGCACCACATCGCTCATTCCGAGCAGCGGCGTGAAGGTCACGATCGTTATGCCGGCCGTCGAATTGGTGCGGGTGAGGCCTTCGGAATAGATATCGAGCGGCGGCTCCTCGTCGAACCAGACGCCGTGCAGCGTCTCGCCCTGCCATTTCTCGCGGCCTTTTTCGTAGCTCTTGAAGGAGAGCACGCTTTCGCCGGCCTGGACGTCGCCGCCACCGCCCCAGCGCACGATGACGCTGTCCAGCGCACCGGGCGCGCCGCGGCCCATCACCGTGTCGGCGATGGCGTCGGCCGGGATCATGCCGGTGCCCCATTCGCCCTGCTGCTGCGGCGGGCCGACCAGCACGCGCTGCGGGTTGTCGCGCGTGCCTTCGCCGGTGACGCCGGCGGCCCAGAGCCGGACGGGCTGATCGAACACCTTGCCCGCCCACCAGTCCGGATAGCGGCCGGTGAGGTGGATCGCCCATTCGGCGCCCCCTGCCCTGGTCTTGCCGAGTTGGTTGCCGGCCATGAACAGGCGCTCGCGGTTTTTCGCCCCCGCGGCGTGGAATTCGGCTTGGCGGTCGTAGGGCCGGTAGGCGGCGAGAAGATTATGGCGCCACCTTCGGTCCAGCTCCTCGAGCAGCGCCAGATAGGTTCTCATCGGCATCGAGGAACGGCCTGAGGCTCGCTTCAAGGCCGCGGATGCGGTTGCGGATCTCCTCATCGCTCAATTGACCGAAATTGTTTTGGTGCGCATCGAGACCTTGCGAGAATTCCTTGGGCAGCATCGTCAGCACGACCTTCAAATACTGGTCGGGCTTTTCCGCGCGCACCGCGGCGATGACGCCGGCGCCGTGGGCGCGGAAATCAGCGCGGAGCGCCGCGGCGAAATCGTCACCGAGCGTCTTTCGCGAGCGCTTCGGGCGGGCCAGCGTGGGGGCCGGCTCGGCCTTCGCCCTTGCCGTCTTTGCATTTGCGGCCCGGGCGCCGACAACCTTGCGCCGTGCCTTGCCTGGGGCCTCAACCATCAGCGGTCGCCGATGCCTTGGCGGAACGAACCGCACGTGCCTTGGCGGACTTGCGCGCCGGTTTCTTGCGCCGCTTTACGCGAGCCGGTTTTGGCGGCGGGTCCCGGTGAACCTGATCGGGTGCAGCCATTGGCAAGGCTGGCGGGACAGCGCCTGTCCTGTCCGTCCTCCGCAGCAACTGCGCTGCAGCTGCGGAGGGTGGACCGGACATCTCCCCCACTTGGGGGGAGATCGACAGCTTCGGCGCCGGCGCCGCTGCCTTCAGCGTCGCCGTAGCGACAGCGATCGCCAAATGGTCCAGGTCCGGGCGCGGAAAGCCGAAGCCGGCGACTGCCTCGACGGCGCCGCCGCGAACCATGCCGATGCGCACGCCCGGCGCGACTTGCTCGACGCGGCCAATGTGGCGCGGCAGGCTTGCGCCTTCGAACTCGCCGATGGCACTGACGATCTCGGCACCGTCGTCGGCGGTGATGATGGTGGCATAGCGTGGCATGGGGCCTCGGGTCTGCTGGTAAATCGGAAGCGCCGCATTCCTTCGCGCCCGCTCTGGCCCGCCAGCGTCTGTAAAGATGTTAGCCGCAAAGACATGGACAGAAAAAACCCGCCGGGGCGGCGGGTCATCGGCGCAAATCAGCACCATGGATAAAATCATAGCATAGCTGCCCTCACCGGGCAACGCCTTCTAGGCAAATTTTCCTATGGCCTCTTGCAGCCTCGCGGCCTTGCGCGGCCGGTGGCCGCCACACCTATAGATTGAGCTCCCGCGACAGCTCCGGCGCAAGTTTGTCGGAACCAACTCCGGTTCGACGGGTTCCACCTTCAGTCGCAATGCGACAGACCGCACAACAGAGGAACCGTCTCGCAACAAGAAGGAGAAGATCATGCTCATCAAGATTCTCGCCGCTTCGGCCCTGACGCTTGGCCTCGCCACGGGGCGGTGGCCGAGAGCGCCGGGAACGGTGGCGCGGCCGGCAGTGGCCAGTCGGTGACGGTGGAACCGAGGACGCCGGCCAATTCCCCACCCGACCAGATGCTGCCCGATGACATGTCGCTCGACATGGGCACGACCGGCAGCATCTATGGCGGCCCGACCTATGGCGGCGCGACCTATGACGGCATGAATTCGAACGCCGACCGGAACTGCCCGGCGAGCCCGCAGGGCGCGCAGCCGGATGCGAACAACCTGTCGCCCGGCACGGCATCGCCAAGCGTCAACGACAATCACTGCGGGAAGTAA